CCGAAGCCGTTGCCCCAGCCGCCGAGCAGGATGAAGAGAAGGATGATCCAAAAACCAGAACCGCCCCAATCGCCAAACCCGGAACCGTTGTTCATTCCGCCGGAAGGGCTAACAAGCATAGTGGCAGGGATGCCGCCACCGTTTTCATCTGTAAGAGCCATTGTTTTATGTCCTTTCATTTATTAGCAAACCGCCCCTGCGCACTGAGCGGGATTGCGCTTATTTATTTGCCGCCCATCATCTGCTGGAACTGCTTCGCCATCTGAACGGCCTGATTGTATTGATCCTGCGTGACACGCCCTGACTGGAGAAGCTGTTTGACCTGTTGTTCTGCGTTGCCGGAAAACATGCGCTGAAACTGCTGGAAGCGTTGCATCATGTTCTGGAATCCGGTCGCTGGCATCTGCGGGGCTTTTCCTAACTGATTAAAGAAACTCATGCTTCAACTACCTCCGTTTCTTTTCTGGACGATTTGCCGAAAGCGGCAAGACGTTTTTCCAGCTCGTCACGGGTCACATACAGAGCCATATCGACAGGCTTTTCAGCGGCGGACGGAGGTCTGCGGTCAAAGAAAACGGTCGTAATCTGCCCGGTCACAGAAGCCTCTTTGATCGCGGTAAAGGTATCGTCATTCGCAACAAACATTACGGTCGTACCTGCCTGAACGGGAAATTCGAGAACGGTCTTTTCGCTCGCCGCAGGGAATACTTCTGCCATACGGGAGGATGGCTGCTGGATTTGCTGTTGCGCTGGCTGTTGCATTTGCTGGTATTGGGGTATTTGATAGGGCTGCTGGTACTGCGGGAACATCTGAGGATAGGTAACGGGAAAACCGTTGTTATAAGCCATCGTATGGCCTCCTTAACCGTTGTCTTTTGTCCAGTAGTATTGAGGAATTTCGGAGCGGGAATCCCAACTGTCAAAAACTACGCCGTCTTTGATGGTGCAGACATGATTTCCTGTCCCGACAACGTAAATGCCGTGTGGGTTTTCATCGGCGAAGTCTCCGATGGTGTAGCAATCGGGGCAGGTGCTCGGAACGGCGTAACGCGAAAACCCATTCTGCCGGAGAACGGCTCCCCAAACGGCATTGCTGGACGGCATATCGCCCATCAGGTAGCCGTTCATCGCAATCAGGGCGTAAGCGGTTTCCCAATCTGTATCGAGAGCCTTTGAGACGGCCCGGACGGAGCAGTCACCGACATTCCTGCCGACGGGAGACGGGTTATACAGCTTCCATACGGCCATATGTTTCAGCCTCCAGAGCGGTGACGTAATCAGCAAGATCGGCAATGGTTTTGTAGCGCATATAGTAACGGCAGACAGCGAGAGCGGTTTCTCGTGACAGTCCGCAGTCAATCATTCGGGCAATGAAAACGTTCATCTGATCGCCTCCTTCGCTGAAATTTTCGCAAAAAAATAAGCCCTTGACGATGATCGCCAAGGGCTTATTTTGTGCTGGTTTCAGCGGGAAAAAGTGCTGTTTATGGGAAATAAAAAAACCGCCCGATCAGGGGCGGCTTATAATTTGTTATTCATGAGAATCAGACAACCATAAGCGGGACGGTATGGTAAGTTCGACCATCATACCAGCTTAGTACAGGATCGTCACCTTTGTTCTTTAGGACTTCCTGCAAGAGGTACGTTTTCCCTTCGATGTCAATCAGGGTTTCGCCGATGTCGTTCTCCGACAGGGGATACTCGTCCGGGATTTCGACCGTGATCACACTGTAGGCATCGGATGCGGGGATGGTGTCTGAGAAAACAGGGGCTTTTTCATGAGCGAGAACGCCGTATGATGCGTAAAGCTTGTACTTCATTTTGTTGCCCTCCTTTTACGGTACAATCTTGATATTTCCGTCTTTATCCGCAACAAGCGTATATGAATGTTCAGAATCATGAGCGTTTTGAGTCCATTTACCAGTTTCGTCATCCACATAAGGCTTTCCATCGAGGACGATCGGATCATCCGAATCCGCGTTGTTCTCATCGAGGAGGAACTCATTCACCATGATTTCCATCATTTCCTCATTCATTGGGGCGTATGTGTTATACTCGATCATCGTGTAGCCCTCCTTATCAGTGGAAAATATGGTCAGGATCGCCGGAGCGAAGAGCGGCTTGAATTTGTTTAAATCCAGCAACGCCGCTGTCCTTCACAATGCCGAAGACATCGATCATATCACCGGCATATCCGTTGAAATCCGCAACCTTGTTCAGCAGGGCCGTGTACTTATCAAGCACGACCGCAAACTTAGCGGCGACTTCCGGCTTGCCTTCCGCCTGTGCCTTTGCTTCGGAAATTGCACTCTCGAGAACTGCTACGACATTTCGCTGAATTTCTTCCGCCCACTTGATCTGCTTCTCGCTGCCCTTCATTGTGTTGCCCTCCTTGTTGGATCATTTCCTGATCCTTGGTATAAGTATACACCTATTCTTTCCAAAAGTAAAGGGGTTTTTGAAAAAAATTTTTCATAACGCCGAAGCGGTCAAGGATTTTTCTTCATGTAGTCTTCCATCGCGGCTTTAATTGTACCTTGGATGTTGCCGCTTTTTTCAAGATACTTAATCAATGCGGCATCTTTGATAAGGTTCAGTTTCAAGTGGTATTGCTTCGTGTTCTTCGCGTCATACTTCAAGGTTGCTTTTTTTTGAGCTTCCGATGCCATGTTCCCACCTCCGGGAAAAGTATACACCTACCATTCGGAATATTCAAGGGGGTTATTGTGCGAAGGGGAAAGCTCATACTGATAGATTTCCTCCGCTGTAAGCTCCCGGTCATACTCAGCAAAGCCCCAAGCTCCAACGCCCCCGATGCATTGCTTGTAATCGTAGCTGTAAGCCCGGACAAGCCCTTGCCGGGGGATAGAACCCGGCATTGGCGGTCTGTACTTGCAGTAGTAGCGGTATACGATGGTTTTCATTTTTCTTGCTCCTCCTTAATATTCAGGATCATCCTGACGGCTTTCTCCGCTCTGCTGGCAGCTATTACGATCATCTTTTTATCGTTCCTGAGGGCCTTGAGCCAGTTCTTGATGTAAGCGGCGGAAGCTGTCAGCGTGTTCTCTGTGCTGATCCCAAGGGTTGCCAACAGGGAAGCGGAGCCAATCTCCGCCACCAGCTCTTCCGTGCTGTAGTCCTCGCTTCCGAAGGCGGCGCAGTTAGTAAGGCGGTTCAGCCGTTTCTCGTGTCCTGTGCTGTGGGTCAGCTCGTGGTAAAGGGTGGAGTAATATTCCTGCCAGTCGGAGAACTGCTCCGGCAGGGGAAGGGTTACGGTGTCGGTTGCCGGGGTGTAAAAAGCGCGGTTTCCCTTAACGGTTTTGAAAGTGATTCCTTCCCGGCGGATGTAATCGGTTGCAACGGTATCGGCGTTCTGGTCTGCGGTAAAATCGTACAGTTTGTCTCCGTCCAGATGGTATTTCTGCTCAATGCCGTCGCACTGGCGGACATGAAAGACGGTGTACGCTGTCAGGTAAGGGAAAGTTTCATCTTTATCTTCCGGGTTTTCCTTCTGCTTTTCCAGCATCTTGAAGAAAACAACCTTCCGGCCCTTTTCACCCCGGCGAACCTGACCGCCACGGGCCTTGGCCTGATTGTAAGTAACCCACTCGCCCCGTACATCCTCCTGAAGCTCCTGCATGGTCTTGTACTTCTTCTCCGGGTCAGCCAACATGATCTGATTCAAAAGGGTGTAAATCCTGCCGTCGTTTCCGCTCCAAGCGCAGGAAACAGCACTTGACCACGGCTGCGCCCAAGGCTTCAAACCCTGCTCCAGCAGAGCACAGATGCGGTCTGTGACCATCTGATAAGCGTCGAATTTCATCGTGTTGCCCTCCTTGTCCTTTGTTCTTGTTACAACGTTCCATCATATGAAATCACATATTCTGTGTGCGGATCTTCTAACGGGCTAATGGTAGTTATTACCATATAGCTAATGGCTTTAAAATTTCTGGCAATATACATTGCCTCACGCTCATTTCCTGTAGCTCCGATAATTTCATTGCCTTTCTTAATCAAATAACCAACTACTTGTTTCATTGTGTTGCCCTCCTTCGTTTGGGGTCATTTCCTAACCCTCGCTATAAGTATACACCTATAAGAGCCAAAAGTAAAGCCCTTTTTGAAAATTTTTTTGAAGAAATTTTCCAAATGAAAAATCCCCGGCATTAACCGGGGATATGCTTGAACATATAGTCAACTCTTTTGTAAACGATTTCCTTAGTGTGGCGGACGGAAAGATCAAATTCTTCCGCCAGCCTTTCAAATGGAATGCCGTCTATCAAACGTCGGCGCAGGATGGCGCGGTCTCGTTCGCCGTTCCTGCCGATTGTCCATTCGTCGATGGCAGTCTGTAGCTCCGTTTTGCTCAGTTCTGTCATCTCGGAACACGACCTGTACCGTTACATTTCGGGCATTCCTTCATCGGGTTCCGGTTGCTGGTTTTCTTGACCCGCACCTTCACTCTCTGCTTCACTACCGTTGCCATTATACGTTACCCTCCCTGTTCCGTTGTTCAGGATAGAGGTTTGAACCTCTGAATCATAACGTGCTTCCTGTTCGTAGGAATAAGTATCGAACTGGCTTTCGTAGATAAAGAAAGCAACGATCATAATGACGATAATGGCAAGCTCGACGAACGCCGCCGTCTTCCAGCCTCGTTTGTCATGCTCCGCCCGCGCCATTTCGCGGTCGTGGAGATAAACGGGAATCTGCGCTGCCTTCTGTTCATCCGTCAGCTCAGTTAAATACGGTTTCTTGGTCATAACGCTTGCCCTCCTGTCTTTTATAAAGACAGTATAGCATTTTTCATGTTATCGTTCAACTTCTTCGGGCGGTTTTTCTTCCGGCTCTGTGACATAAAGATCTCCGCTTTCACGGGCGGCATCCACCAAGCCTTCGGCAACAATGTAGGCAACAATTGACCCGAGCGCCATGATCAGGGATGTGATGACTTCCGCATCTGTGGTAGGATTTTTCAGGAATCCGACAATACCAGTGACCAAACCTGCGATAGCCAGCCAAAATTTTCTTGAACAAAGTTTTCTTTTGATGTCTTCTTTAGTCATTGCTGTTTCTCCTTTTCTAAATATTTGAATCTATGAGAGCGTTCTGTTTGCCTTTGGCAGTGATGTCGAACGGCCGATGCTGTTAATCCTACTGCTTCAGCCGCATCACGTGCTGTTCTGTATACAATTCCTGTTTGTGTATCTAAAACTTCTTTATTTTGTCCTGTCTTTGGTTTACCAGTCGTTGCTTCAGATATGTGACGTCTTCTTTCTTCCGAAAAAACAACTCCATATGAATGTGATGCCTCACCTGTAATTCCTTTGTTCCATGATGGTTTTCCACGTCTGGAATCTGCAATTTTTTTAATGGTTTCTGGTGAACGTTTTTTGCTTGCAGCACTTATTTTTCTTTTTGTTTCTTCGGAACACTTATAACCAAGTCTTCCAGCACGGATTTTAGCTTTTCTTTCCGCTGAACAGTGCGTACCGTTTCCAGGATCTCCTCCGGAAGATATATTATATCCAAATTCCCTGTTATTTGATTTGAGCGATGATATCAGATCAATTTCTATCCGTTCCGCATCTTCAGCACAGAGTCCTGTGAACAGTATTTCGTGTTTAAAATTATCCCATCCGTACTTTTTTATGGCGTTTGTAAAATGAATATTGTGATGATATCCATATCCATCACATCCCCACCTTGTTTCAGGTTTTTGTGATGTAATGCCAATGTAAACCTTGCCATTCTTTAAACAAGTGTGTTTATAAACACAAAATGTTTTACTCACAATTGTCTTCCTTCGTCATAACGATACTCCTTTCATCATCTGTCAATCAGATAGTTTGTTATTTCGCTTTGACTTGCTTTTAACTTGTCCGTTGAGTTTCCGTTGATCTCATGGCTGAGCAGAGCGAGGATGCCGCGACAAATGACCTTGTTTCCGTCCTCCAGTATGTCCAACCGTTCCTTGTCACGTTTCAGTTTCTCGTCTGTTTCGCGCTGCCACTGCGCCATGCTGTCCTTTGGCTGATGGGCTATTTTAATCTTGTCTATCAAATTCCAGCATATCAAGATAAAACCAATCAGCGCCGCCGCCACAACCAGAAACGTCATCAGCATATCAGGGGTAATCTTGTCCAATTTGCATCACCTTCTTCCGGCTCGTTTGTTTTGGGTTTTGATGTATTCGGCAATAATGGCGTTTTTGCGCTTGTCAGCCCGGTACTTTTCCCGATCGTTCACAAAGTCTGCGTAATCCTGACAGGTGGCGTGACAGTTCGGTTTTACCGTCCGCCGTTCGCAGTTCTTGCACGGTGCTTTGTTCATAGCCTTTTGTTTTTGCCTAACAACAGCAGCCATTCTACGACGGCAATGCAGACAGCGCATATCACAACGATGACCCATACCGGCATGTTATAACCTCCTTAGTACATCGGCGACCAGGTTTTCCAGGTCAGACAGGCCAGTCAGGATGGTTTCAAGATCGGTGATGACAGAGGACCGGACTTCCACGGGGACTTCCTCCGGGGCCATTTCCTGGGCTTCCTCCGGGGGCTCCGGCTCTTCTTCCTGGGACAGAATCGTCAGGTACTTGCCATCCACCCAGCCGATCCGTCCGCCGGTCCTGATCTGATACCAGCCTTGATCTGCTGTCAGGATGTCCACGATGGTTCCGGGGTCGATGGTAGCGATCCGCTGGCTGTCAGAATCCGGCCTTGCTCTCAGGTTCAGCCATTTGCCGGGGTTCGTGACCTCCGCCCGGACCGCCGCTTTCGCCTCCGCGTCAGAGGGCAGGACGATTTCTCCGTTGGTGTAGTCAACCACTTTCAGCTCTCCCCAATGGTCCCATTTTTCCAGGCCGGACGTGATGACACCGGCTTGCGTTCCCTTCGCCTCGACGACGATGCCGTCACCGACGTAGACGCCGACGTGATGAATTTTTGCCTCTGCTCCCTTCAGGAATACCAGGGAGCCGGGCTTGAGGGGCTGCCCATCCGTCCGCCGGCCGTTCTGGAGCTGGCCTTTTACCCTGCACCAGTCCGTATAAAGGTACGTGGCGTGATGTACTACATCCACGCCCAACTGTTTCAGGGCCCAGCGAACCAGGCCGGAGCAGTCTGTGACCATCTTTCCGATCCAGCGGGGCCCGTACTTGATGGTCATCTCCCTGGTCGCTGCCTGCTGCTTTTCCTTCGTCCACAGGCTGCCCCAGGTCCCGTAAATGTAGCCCCAGCCCTCATTCAGCGGGATTTTGACCTGTTCGATAAACTGCTTGGCGGTCACCATCTTCTGATCATCCCCTTTCTCTTCAATGGCTGTCAGTGCTGTTCCGGGATAGTAGAACGCGAGGATTTCCCGGTAATCCTTCCCGGCGGCGGCCATCGCTTTCGCGCCCCGCTGAGACATCCCTACGCCGTGTCCTGTCCGCTTGGCGCTGTCATCCCATGGGTCATCCTTGGCGATGAGGTATGGTCTGACACCGCCCCAGCGCTCTTGAGACGATACCGTCCGGCCCCCGTTGCTGGCGCTGTACACGGCGTTGATGGGCTTGCCATTGTACGTGAGAATCTGTCCGGCGGTCTGCTTTGTGCCGTTCTCGGCGTTCTGGTAAAGGCCAGAATTAACCCTGCTTGCCCGATACGCCTGATCGGTAGAGGAAGCGTCGCTGATGGTTTTCCCGCCCAGCACACCCTTGCTGACAGCAAACGTCCTACTGGCAACCGCTTGCGCCTTGCAGACTTCCAATGCGCTGTTGCCAACCTCGGAAGCGACCACCCCGGCAACGTACTGCTCAAAGGGGACTTGTACTACATCCCCGACTTCCACGCCGAAATACTCGGCGTTTTCGTCCCGTGTGATGCGGACAGATATGTCCATCAGCGATCGCCTCCTCAATGATTTATTGTTTTCATTACGCCGTTATGCTCCACCCATAAACGGAAGGCTCCCACACGTTGCTGTCCACATTGGAAACATACACTGCGCCTTCTGCATTCGGATAATGCACCTTATCACCCTTGGCGTATGCATCCTGTGCGCCTGTAGGCTGCTTCCAAACTGGAATTTCACCGGGTTTCGCAACCTCTGTGAACAATGCCGGATTTTATCTGGTTCCCATCCAGCCTGTGTAGTATGAGCCTGCACTACGCAGTACAGTTTGTCGGCGTAGCAAATTCGGTCGTCAACGGAAACTGTCATGTTTTCGCGCCAATGGGGAAAAAGCTCAGGCACAGAGAGAGCGTCTTGATCTGGCAGAGAAATTGCCGCTTGTTCGATGCGCTTACGATATTTAATCGCCGTCTGCCGATTCATTAGAATCCCTCCCCATAATAATGCGTAATGCTTCGCTGTCAGTCAGTTCGTCCTCGATGGGCATATCTGTCTCGGTGTATGTATAACCAGATTCTGGTATGTCCAGCGCATCTTCGTATACAACGCCCGTTTCGACTTGTAGGATTTTCATTCAAGCATCGCTATAGGTATGTACTCGGTCGCCGATCTGCTGTGTTTGTATCATATGTACTCACTCCTCGATATATGTATAGGTTGTGCTGCTCGGATAGTTCGTCGCGCTGGTGTACGCCGCAAGACTACCTGCTGGGACATAGATTATGCAGTCAGTTTGAATGTTTGAAAAAGCACTGGAACTATATACCATTGGCGGGGTTGACGGTAGAAAGTGTAATTCGCCAAAACCATAGCAGCTGGAAAACGCACCACCGCCTATACTTGTTACACCGTCTGGTATTGTGATGGATGCAAGACTATAGCAGCTGGAAAACGCACCGTCGCCTATACTTGTTACACCGTCTGGTATTGTGATGGATGCAAGACTATAGCAGCTGGAAAACGCACCACCGCCTATACTTGTTACACCGTCTGGTATTGTGATGGATGCAAGACTTGAGCAGTTGTAAAACGCATAGTCGCCTATACTTGTTACACCGTCTGGTATTGTGATGGATGCAAGACTTGAGCAGCTGGAAAACGCATCGTCGCCTATACTTGTTACACCGTCTGGTATTGTGATGGATGCAAGACTATAGCA